TTAAAGGCAAAAGCAAGTCCTCTCTTTTTTCCCATCCTTTTTGAGCAAAACACTTTGCTCCCATAGGAACCTCTCAAAGGGGAATGAATAGAATTGAATATACGACAAATAGACTCTCTTCAGACATATGCCCAAAGAGAATATAAGAATCACAAAGAATTCAATTGATAATCGCTGAACACTCTTACGCTGTTCAAACTTTTGAGCAGAAAACGCTTCTTTCTGATTTTCCGAACGCAAATAACTATCATGAAGAATTTTCGCGCCCATGTCATCTGTGTACTTTGTTTCTGTTCGTATGCTTGAAGTTGTTCTCCCCGCATACGAATCCATATCTCGAAACTGTAAAAAAGAAGGGAGAAAAAGACCGAATATTAAAATCAAAACGGTTACACCAAAAACTTTTAATTTATTTTCCATTGTCTTCTCCTTTCCTATCTTCTCAAAGTATATTGAGATTAACACTAAACCAACTATATGTCAATATAAAAATTTTCTTAGATGCAGCATCTACCTAAAAACCCCTTACGCTTTCATTGCGTAAGGGGTTCTGTTATTGAAACTAATTAAGTTTCTACACCTGTTCTATACAGTGTATTACTTGTTATTGATAGCAGCCTGTGTTTCCACAATCAACATGGGGAGTATTATCCACTTCTTTAATCTGGAATTTATTCTTTCTTCCCTCAATAGAAAAATCCATGCTATCTGGCAGCAGATTAAATTTCCATTTAAAAGTGTTTCCATCGACTGTGATAGACTCAACAAAAGCATCTATCACATATTCAGGGATTTTCTCGGCATTAGCAAAATCAAGACTTTTTTCTAACACTTCCCGAAACAGGTTAATTTTTACTTTATAATCAACAGATTCATTTTCATCTGGTTTTAGTTCTTCCAGTTTATCACTAATCTCTTCCAAACGTGTTTCATATTCTATTTTCTTTTCTATAAACTTGTCTTTAGTAATCTCACCATCGGCACGCATTTCAATCAAGTTATCCAAACGCTTATTTAATTTATCTGCTTCTTTTTTCAGCGAATCAATTAATTGTGTGTTGCTATCAGAAGCCTTGTCATTCACATGCTTTTCATATGAATTCATAGCAAGCTCAATAATATGTTCTCGATCAATAGAAAGCATCTTAAAAATATATAATGCCATTGCTTCAAGTTTCCATCCGGCAATTTCCGGCGTTTCACATATTCCATCTATCGGCAATCCCTTTTTTCGTCTGGTTTCTACACTTCCAGTCCTCAAACGATTGTAACATTGATAACCATATTGTTTGATTCCAGTTGATTTTTGTGTATGCCATTTGACACGGTTAAAAGATGATCCGCATGAACATTTCAACTTCCTACACCATACATCTAATGGCTCTTTTTTTGTTCTATTGGTGTCCTTCCCAGCTTTTTTACTGTTCAGGCGTGCGTTAGCCTGATCCCATTCTTCCTCTGTCACGATAGGCTCATGCGCTCCCATCACTGTGAACTGTTCTTTTCCCCCATGATTATTAATCTTTTTCTGCTCCAGAAAATCCGGCACATACTGTTTGTACCAAGTCATTCTCCCACAATAAAAGGGATTTTTTAATACTCGGCTAATAACACTTGCATCCCATCTTGTTTTCCCGGTTGCGGTCTTTCGTCCGGCTTGCTCAAGTTCCCATTGGATTTTACGAACACCCAAGCCACTATTATATAAGTCAAAAATCATTTTAACAGTAATCGCTTGTTCTTCATTAATTTTCATAGTTCTAGTTGATTTGTCAAAATCATATCCCAGGATTGAGCCATTTTGAAAAAATACGCCTTTTTCCATGCTCGTTCTTTGACCGGCTTTTACTCTGATTGATGTTTTTCTGCTTTCATCTTGTGCGAGAGTAGCCATAATAGTCAATCGCAACTCTCCATCTGGATCACATGTCCAAATATTGTCAGACACAAAATATACTTCAACATCCCACTTCTTTAAATCTCTTGTATATTGGAGTGTATCAACTGTATTTCTTGCAAATCTGGATACTTCTCTTGTAATAATCAAATCAAATTTTCCCATTTTAGCATCTGAAATCATCTGCATAAATTGTGGTCTTTTCTTTGCTGAAGTTCCAGTAATACCACGGTCAATATATTTTTCGTACAGTACCCAATTCGGATGCTTTTCCAAAATCTCATTATACCAGTCAATCTGATTATCCAACGCATACATTTGTTGTTCATGTTCTGTTGACACTCTGGCATAAATTGCAACTGTTCTAGGTTTGTTATCATTCTCTCTCATTTCAACACCCCTTTTTGCTTTTATTTTATCCCCTTGTTGCTAACACATATTATAACAATCAAATTGGGTAATGTCAATCTGTTTGCGGAAATCTGATAACATACCTTTAAATACAGATTCAGCAACAACACCTGTTTTAACTAAACCCTCTACCAGTTTTAACATAACATAAATTTCTTTCTTCTCTTTTTCCAATTATTTTTACCATATTCATCTTCATTCCCTCTTTATGAATTCCCTTTCCTTAAATTATGAGATATGTTTTCCCCAAATAAAAAAAGCAACCTATCAAAACTACCAACACATAAAAGTTGTGTCAGATTGCGTTTTTTTAAGGTTGCTGAAAATTGTTCTTCCACTTCACGCTTCAAAACAACATAATATTTCATTTATACACTATTATCCTATCATATTTTTCAAATTTGTCCATAGCTTCACGTAAAATAAAAATCCGATTTTATCAAGTTTTTTGTGCAATTTGTTGTATATATTGCATAATTATTTTGAATATTACTTTTTGTTTTTTGTTGAATATTACTTTTTGTTTTTCACGTAATATTCAAAAAGACGCACCAAATCGGCACGCCTCTTTTTATCTCTTGCGTTTCTACTATTTATTAAACTTTTGACATAAGCTTAACTGTAAATGTGGCTGTACCCGTATAATGTCCGGCATCCATGCCATTAAACACTCCATAAACTACAGTATCAGAGACAGTTTGATCCCGATAGAATGTTGCTACACGTCCACCTTCATTTAGATTAAGTTTCACAGTTCCGCTTGCGCCCCATTCGTTAGTCATTGGAATGGGATCTTCTGGCGCATATACGCAAACCATTTCACTGTCAGTAATATACATATATTCCGCTGTAAACTTATAACCTTCTGGATCACTCAAATCTATGCTTTCCGGGATGTTAATGGTAAAAGTGCTTTGATTATCGTAAGATATTGAAACGTCTGCACTTCCACCATCACCATATATCTGTTGTGCCGACACACTCATAGCCGAACCAACCAACAGACAAAGAGCCATTGCAAAACCTATTAATCTCTTTTTCATTATTCTACCACCTTCATTTGAAATTCTACTTTTGCATTATTTAATGCTGTACCTTCTTCCTTATAACATTCTATGAGCAAATAGGCATCATAATCGCCGGATTCCAGTACATTATCAAGAGTAATATCATAAAACCCTTTGCCTGGCTCGACATATCCAGACTGCCAATATTGCACATCATCAACAAATAATGTCATGCGGAAAAGACAAGTATTCTCTTTGGGATTGTAAAAATTTACCTTTTGTTCTTTTTGATTGGCTTTAAACGCAAGAGAATCGAAGCCAGGAATCTTAATCGTTTTTGTTTCTGACTTTTCACCATTTGGCAAATTTTGGTTTCCGCTCCATTCCTCGGCGTTTTCGTCCGATGGCAGCAGGATATTTTCCGGGGAACGCCCAAAAGAAAAAAGTATAGCAACGCAAATAAGCAAAAGTAGCAAAATCATTATAATAAGGAAAGTTTTCTTTTTCTTCATTCCAACACCTCCAGAAAAACAGTTTATCATTTGTGGCAATTTCCCACCATGCAAAGTGGGTGCATTATAATTTTTTCCACCTGTAAATTGTGGAATCATCGGCAGCAGAACAATCATTAGTGCCATTCCGAACGCCATCAATCGCACTTTTCTCATATTGCTTATACGGTTCGATAAAATCCGGCACAACCATGTGGAGCTTATTACACGCCGGACAATAAACCCGTTTTAATATGTATCTTTTCTTTGTTCCGTCATTCTCCACAATATACCGCCCCTTACTGCCACGCTTCAGGACTTCGCCCCCACAACTGCAGAAGATCGGCTCATTTGCCCGGACTATATAGTTATCTTTTTTCTTTTGGATGGTATAATTTGTTATGATTATCATGTTCGGACTGGTTTGAGTGGGTGTAGAGTGAGAATGACCCCGAAGCGAAAGAAAGAACGCATGTTTGGGTCAACAAATGTAAACATACCCCCCACCACTTTTACAAGGGATTTTTGCAAGAAAAAAGAACCTTGCTATTTTGCAAGGCTCTCTAAGTTCTTATTCTGCTGCTTCTTGTTTCTTTTTTGCTCGGATCAGTGTACTCTTACTAATTCCTGTCAGTTCAACGACTTCTTTGTAGCTCCTTGTTTTTAAAAGCTCAAGTGCCATTTCAATCTTGCTATCGTCATGCACCTGTGGGCGTCCTTCTCTGAATCCTTCACGCTCTTTTGCTATAGCTTTACCTTCTTGTGTTCTGTCAACAATCATATCCCTCTCAAATTCTGCAAAGGCAAAAAATACATTTCTGATTAATTTTGAGGATGGCGTATTATCCATCATACCTATATTTAAAATGTTTACTTTTATACCCTTGTTTATCAGTTCGTTTACAAGTTCCGATCCTTGTGTCATGCTTCTGGCAAATCTATCTAACTTAGTAACCACCAGTGTATCACCTTCTTTAAGCGTTGATAAGAGTTCGTTTAATGCTGGACGATCTTTCTTTGTTCCAGTGAAACTATCCTTATAAATTTTTGTTGCACCACTTTCTTTTAACGCTTTAACCTGTGCTTCCAAACTGTTTCCATCTTTAGCTTGTCCTTTTGTGCTTACTCTTGCATATCCGTAAATCATGTTTTATCTCCTTTACTTATGACACTATGTTTTGGTTCTTTGTTTTATGATACTATGTTATGGCACTAATGTCAAGCACTTTTTGAACCATATCTTAATAAGTTATGACACCATGTTTTGCAAGTGCCAATACTTTTAAGTTATGAAACCAAAAATAATTATAGATCTGGATGTTATTTCTATGTGATATATATTTTCAGAACAACACAAGAGCAAGGGCAAGTGATAATAGCAAAGAATCCTAACAAGAATTTTACCAGAAGTTATTGTAAGAATAATCAAAAGTTACTTTTAAAATATTATCTCTATTTTTCGGGATATTTATATTGACTATCTCCATTTTTCGGGATATAATATAATTAATCTATTGAAGGGAGTAACAAGGATGAAGAAAGAAACAATAGTTTTTGCAACCGAAACCAAAAACGGCATTGTAACCAGAATCGGAAAATCATTTATTACTCAGCCACCTATCAAGTTTGCTGGTGGATCTGTTAAATGGTTTGATGATTCCAAACTGATAAGGAGGACAACCGCATGAGATATATTATCTTCTATAATAATGGAAAGAATCACAACTATGCTAATGGAAGAAAAGACTTGATAGAATGGTTAAAACTCTTGAAGGATGAAACAATCACAGATATTAGAAAGATTTACAAATCCGGCGTTTCCGACTCGGTTTTAGAAAAGTATATTAAATAAGGGGGATTCGACAATGATTAAATTCACGACCAACACAAAAAAAATGGAATTTTGGCTTACTGTTCCACAAGTTATTGATAAAGTTAAGACATGGGATAATATCATCACAGATGGTGCAGAAACAGGAATATATATCACGCCTGAAATCATTCTTTGGATTGACCCGGTGCATGAAACCGTGGACGTGGAAGAAACAATTGTCAATGATAACAATGAGGCGGAAATAATCACACTGGAGATTGAACACATGACCATGAAGGAAGTACAAGAACTTTTAGAGTGGGAACAAATGTTATACGAATATTGTAAGAGATGCAAATAATAAGAAGGTAGCAGCTACATGCTGTTGCCTATTTTTTTAATCAAGCAATAATAATGTTGTGCGCTAAACATAAAAATGATATAATAAATGTATCGGAAAAAGGAGATAGCGCACATGATAGATTATACTGAGATTAACCGGCGATTTGCCGATAAAGATATAAAACAATACACAGTCAAGCAATTAAAGATATTGTCCGGCTCTACAATGGCAAAGATTGGCGCAAACAATGGCGATCATGTCAGCACCGCCACTATTGAGGAAATCTGTCAATTACTGCAGTGTCAACCCTGGGATTTATTAAAAGACTGGAAGGTTGAACTTGATCCGGCGAAATCAATAGAGTCATTACGAGCTGCACATAAACATGAAAAGAATGCTAAAAAAGAGGGGAAGGCTTGATTGCTTTCCTTTTTTGGTATAATGCCCCAATAAATCAACCGATATCGGCAAAAATCGCACCTTTTCCTACTATTTCAGTAGGTTTTATATCGACTTTTCACACGAACATTTGTTCGGTTTTGGTATTAAGCTGGGGAATCTGTGAAATCGTGATTGTTCGAGTTTAAAAAAATAACATGAGAATGAGAAATTGATAGACATTTCACTCATATTTCGCATATTATCTGTCTATTATTCTAATTATCTGACAATTCAAACATTAATTCTTTCCATTCAGACCACGGAATTTTAGCAATTATATCATCCGGCGTTACAATATGCAAACTATCATAAATACGATCCATTGTATCTTGATAGCGGTGTGCCGGAATTGTAGTGTGGGATTTTACATAATCAACAATCATATCACGGGCAATAATACTTAAATCAGATTGTAAAATTGCATAGACAGCTAAATCATTATTCTCTTTATTTTTCCTTGTATATAATTTGTGAATTTCATCAAAATACTGTTCAATTTCCTCTTTACTCTCACATCCTTTAGGAAGTCGGATTTTTCTATGCTGGCGCACATATTCAAATAACTGTTCTTTTATATCTGCATTATAAATAAGTTCTTTTAATTCAGAATCATTTATCATCTTATACACCTACCTTTGCAATCAATTATATACGTTATACAGACCGATAACAAGCGCAAAAAAATGAGAGTGGTCAATTTATCACTGCTCCACTCTCACATATAAATGAAATGAATGAATTTTTTAAATAACCATGTTAAATCTCAAGAAATTAGTTTGGGAGGATTTTTCTGAGATCTTTATTATATATTAAACGGAATATAAGGTTATTAACCTTTTTTCCGTGTAATATCGGATAATTATAGACTGTATAAACACCGTCTTTTACATGTGGCTGATTGCGGATAATGTCATCCAGCTCATACGGCGTTATATCCAGCTTTTCGGCAGCAGATATAAAATCCATAGATTGGAATCTTTTTGCTGCGTATACTTCAATCTGGGCGATACTGTGAATAGTATTGTGGACGCTGACCGGCAACCGCATAAGATTAGATGCATAGTGAGTTGTAATATCTCGCTCTTCCTTGTTTACTTCTCTTATGTGGTGGATCTGTACAGTATCACCCGGTTTTACCCACTCGGGAATTGGTACAAAAGCGTCTGCCACTAACTTGTGCAAATCGTAAGCAACGCTTTTCTTTTCGCCATTTTTGTATTGATATGTTGCTATGGTTTCTCGCCCTTTTTTCCAGACTGTATGCAGCTCTTTAACTTGATTAGAGCGTTTCGAGATAATCCGGGCAAAGTTGGACACGAACCAACCGGGCACATACGATACCGGGCGAAATTCTTCGAGTGGGTATGGCTTAATGCCAGCCTCCTTCAAATCGCTTTCTGTAAGCTGATATTGAGGATTTAAGCTATTATTTTGGGGCATCCTTCAATAACATCCTGGAATGTTTGCGGAAATTTGCAATTTCTTTTTCCATCTGTTCTGTGAGTTCACGCTTTGCCTGTCTTGCCTCTTTGACAGCTTCAGCGTATGTTGCGGATAATTCTCGGCATGACTTTAAACATTCCTCGTATTCTGTTTTTGCTTTGGTTGTCTCGTCAATAATTGCTTCGTATTTGGTTACTTTAGCAATCAAAGATTTGTTTTCTGCCTCTAATTCGGCGATTCTATGATTCAATTTTTCAATTAATTTTGTATTTCCCATTTTTTCTCCTTTATTTTCTACCTTTTACTATGTTAAAAGGTGGGATTTTCCCACCTTTACCAAACATATTTATTTTTACCACACCTTAAGCCACCATTTAACCTACGAACAGTCATAGCTTGAATCATACCTTCAAATTTATCATCTTTTCTTGCACGATTCATGAAATCTTCATAGTTACAAACATTTGGCAAAGTAAAGGTAACATTATCAATCTTACTGTTGTCAACATTTATATATGGCTCAATACCATTTGTGACAGCATCCGGGAATAGATTCTTTCTAATGAAGTCAGAAGGATCATTTGCCATATCCCAAATATTATCCGTTGCATCTCCATTAAGTACGCTATCACTTTTTGAAATATGCGTAATGATAGCACGCTTTGTCGGACTAACGATTGATTCATCGTCAAACTCATTCACCCACGCATTTTCATCTTTTGTTGCACGTTTCAAACCATGAGCATATTTATTATAATGATAAGGTGAAAGGTCACGAATTCCATAATACTTACCAACCCAAGCACCAGAATAAACATAACCATCTTTGCCCATCTTATTTACAATACTCTGGACTTTATTTGGATCAAAACCTTTAGCTTTTAATCGACTTACTCTTGTATTGCCAGTTCCCCAACCATAATTACCATTCCAAATTGCTAAAGCGACACCATAATTATCTTTATCAGTCCTTGTTGGTGTTGTGGATTTAGCCGGGGTAGAAGTAGATGTAGCTGGTTTAGCTGGCTGAGTTGCCGGTTTACTTGCCTCAGTTTGTTTCTTTGTAGCTTCTTCCTTTGCTTTGGCTTCAGCATCAGCTTTGGCAATCAATGAGTCCGTATATGCTTTAATACCAAGAATAGCATTCAATGTAGATGTATTCTGTGTTAAAAATTGCTCACCATATTTTGAGATAACGGCGAAAGCCCCACCCTCATTTGTCCAAATTGCATTCATTGAATCTGTGAGAGTATAACCCACGTTTGCACACTCTTGTATAATAGTATCACCAATAGTAGAAGAGTTAGCATTGATTGTATCAATCATATCAGAAATAAGTGCATCCACATCATCCAATCGCTGATTCAGAATGGTTTCATATTCAGTATACAAATCATCCAACATTTTCTTTTGGTCAGAAATATATTGGTCATATTCTGTTTCCTGAAGTTCTTCCATTGCTTTTGATAAATCAACTTCTATCTTCTGGATGGTGGCTCTTGTTTCCTCGGATGTATCGCCGGAATAAGCTGACAACTGTTTCTGTAAAGATGCAATTTCAGAAGTTTGGTCTTTTACCTTTTTCTGATAATCGTAAAGGTCTTTTGCGGAACTTAAAGAATCAGTATATGTGTCGATTAACTCTTTAAGAGCATCTAACTGAGCATTGATACCATCCTCGACCAGATCAACAATAGCCTGTTTTTCATCCTCTGCTGCCAGAATAGATTCTCGTTGAAGCGAAAGTAATTCTTCACGGCGTTTAAGCAAATCCGTATTAAACGGATCATTTGCAATCGTTTCATTAAGTGTTGAAATTTCCTCGGCATACTGATCTGCTTGTGCCATATAGACATTATAATTCTGTCCATGTAATCCCATTGTGGAAAGTCCGGCATTTGTCATATAACCTTTTTCATCGAACAAATCAGAACCGCCCAGCAAATCAATAAGAAATCCGGCTTCGTCTGTAATGCCAGAAATACGCTCTTCCATGTAATCAAAGAATTCCCATTCCAACTCTCTCATGGATTTTTCATATTCTTTTAGACTTAATTCTGCCTCCTGAATGGCTTCTTTTACGCCGTTAATGCTCTCTTGCATATCATACCAGGCAGCAGAACCCTCGGCGATTTCCCCGGAATTCATAGCCTCAGAATAAGCGTCTGTGAGCGATTTAAGCTCGTTTTTCAGAATACCTATACTTTCTGTTTCGGCTTTTTGCAATGCTTTATAATAGACTGTAGAGCCTTTGTAGCCCTGTGCTTCAAGCATATCAAGCCCCGTTTTATAAGTGTTTGTCAAATGCTCCATGAGGGCAAGATCACCCTGGTATTTGTCAGCCACATTACCAAACTTATCTTTGTAAAGACTTGCAAGCTCCTCATGCAATTCAGCTATTGCATCTTTTGCATCAATCGCAGCCTCATAGTATTTTTGGAAATCCTTAATTTTATCGGCAAGATCCTCGTCTTTAATTGTTGAAAACTCAATAGAGCCATTCTTGACTTTATTCTGCCATTCTGCCGATAATCCCACTGCATTAGCCTGTTTCATGTACTGGCTATATGCTTGACTTTGTAAATCAATCTGCTGTGTCAGCATAGACATTTCATCAGTCAGTGCCAGATTCTTAGTTTTCAGAGATTTATAAACGCTCTGAGCTTTTATCTTCAGTCGGTCAATGGCTTCGGTAATACGATTAAGGGCGATTTCAACCCAATCAAACGTTTCTTCAAAATCTTTTGTACTGCTATTTTTGCTACTTGATTTATCGTAACTCTTTTTAGATGTACTGCCAGAAGAACTTTTTGACTTAACTGGCGAATTATACGCACTTGATTTTTGAGCCTGTGATACCTTAATGCCACCAGTAACGGCAGCAGTACCCCATGCAAGTGCTGTTGCACGTCCAGCAACATAACCATTTTCTAACAGTGCTTTAGACTGTTTATGATTAAACACTATGGCGTTTTTCGGAATATTAACAAATTCGGCTCCAAAATCTCCCACCGTATACCACATGCCTGTACGTGGATCAACTACTATTTCTTGTCCCAACTCGCCTACAAGAGTTTCACCGCCTGGAGCTGTTCCCCAATTACCGCCTACTCTTGCAGTACCACCGACGTGTGCAGTACCATTAACGCCATGACCACCGCCGGAATTTGTCCAGTTTATTGTTCCAGTGGCAGTAAATTTGGTTTTAACTAAGGTTGTGTCATTGTACCACTTGACTGTACCATTAGCAGCTTTTCTGGCAGCAGAATAAGCGTCAACGGCAGCAGTATCATTATCCCAGTCAACCGTACCTTTAGCATTGTGTTCTTCACTCTGGAAACCAATAATAGCCTTATCATCAATGCCGACATCTACCATCATTTGACAAGTCAGATTAGAAATTGACTGTTGAATATTATCAACTGATGAAGTATCAACATTAAGAACTGTTGTTACGCCCTGATCCAATCCTTGTATCTTTTGCGTTACTGCATCCAAATTTGCTTGTGCTTGTGACGTATCAATTCCAAGAGCCTGAGCCTTTTCAAGCTGCTCTTTCGCCGTTTGAAATTCCTGGAAAAGTGCAATAGCTTCGCCTATTTTACCCTCAACTAAAGAGGTATCTACTTGCATGACTTCCGGCTGACTAAGCATCTGCTTTTGAGTTATACAATACTGGATAACCTGATTTGCGTATTGCGCCTCAGAAGAATCAACCGCAACTTTGCCTTTAACGCCTTGCATTTCTGCAATAGTGGCATCAAGCGCACTTATCTTTTCTTCGCTGGTTGCAAGGTCAGAAACATCCATCTGGATCTTTAAATCCTTAAATTGGTCAATGCTTCTCAGCTTTTCGGCTGCTTCAGTTGCAGAAACGCCCAAATCGCCAATTGTTTTGTTAGCCTCATCTGCCCAATCAAACTCAGCTCCAAACTCTTTCATTTCTCCGAATATAGCATATACTAAATCTGATGATAAACCTAATCCATCGGCAAAATCTTGCATTACAGTTTGTCCGGCAATCTTATATTCCCCGGCTGCCTCGTCAAGTGTCATAAGCCCCGCATCAATAGCTTTCTGGCAAAATTGGTTTATATCTAGTCCGTTTCTATTCCCAGCATCGTCATATGTAAACAAATCCGAAATACTCTTCATATATTTGTTTACAGCTTCAGTATCTTCACGATCAACACTTTCCGGCACAATAAGGTCAACTGCTGCCTGATAATCCTTATTTCCAATTCTTCCGTAACTGTCAGATTTCGTATTATTCAGCGTATCATTAATTTTTTGAATTGCTTTAAGCGAACTGTCAAACATATCGCCAGATTGTGCTGCATTCTGAGCATTTAACCAATTTTGATATGCACTTGTAGCTTCTGTGATAGAAGCATTCATGATATCATAGCTGTTAATGGTATCTAAAAGAATATCATTTTCAGCTAAATAAGCATCAATCTGAGCTTGTACACTCTTTGCATTTTCATCGCTGGCAAATGTGTTATCACGGATTTTTGCCCGTAACTTCTCAATTTCCCCGGCATTTGCAAGATATTGAGCCTCTGCATATGCTTTATTGGTGTCATTTACGGCAATCTGTTCTTCACTTTTTGCCTTGACAATCTCATTGACTTTATCAACATTAAGTTGCATAGAACCATTTACATATTCCAATGCACTCCGATAATCTTGTAACTCTTCAGAATTCCAATCGGCTAATGATATAGATTGCCCCGTGCTTTGACCATTAAGCACATCTTGTACACTCTTAATAGAATCCACAACATCTTGCGCTTTTTCCGACATTTGAGCTAATGAGCTTGTTGCGTTTGCTGCTGCATTTGCAATCTGCTCCGCTGCATTTTCGGCATTTGCGCCTATCTCTGTAAAATCAATTGTATCGGCAAAATCCTCTTTCATCATTCCTGAAAGAACATCTTTATACTCTTGTGTAGCATCAATATTACCCAAGATAGAATCATGCATCTTGTTGTATTCTTCAACAGTTGTTGGAATACCATTTTTTGCTTCGTAAGTATATTTCAGTTCGTCATATTTTGCTTTTACATATGCTTCAACGTCATCCTTTAGATTATTTATGATTTTGGTCGAATCATCGTAAATGTCATTATTGGTAAGATTTTTGTCGGCTAACTGATTTTGTAGATTTATTAATTGATAATAGTAATCAACAACAGCATCCATGTTTGAAGTGTCGGCATCCCAATTCAATGGTTCAAGTTCATCGCCATATGTGCCTAAATCAATATAGTCTTTCATGAGGCTTTCCAGAACTTTTTTTGCCTCCATAAACTCTTCAACGGCTGTTCTGCCGGATAAATCTATTGTTACCTTTGAGCCAGACCAACCGTAAGTATCAGATTGCAACAGCTTTTCTGCAGCGTCACGCTCTTTTGTAGCGTCAATTTTCGCTTGCTTTAACTGTTCTTTCTCAACTTCCTGGAGCTTTTCCAGATAAGTTTGTGCTGATCCCGTGGCAGTATCAAATGCTCCAGCTTTTCCACCCAAAGCCTCACTTGCACCTTCGACAGCTTCTTTAAATTTGCTTTCTTCTTCGGCTGTAAGGCTTGTTTTATTTGCATATTGTGATGCTAATACATAAGCGTCCTCGAATGCATCGGCGTTATTAACTGCAGCTTGTGCCTGTTCAAGTTGTTCTTCCCTTGTCTTTCTCAGTTCTTGTTGATAATTTTGGTAAGCCTGTACTGCTAAACCAATGACAGCGGTCGCAGCTCCTACGGCTGTAGCCACACCAGATGGAGTTTTTAAAAAGTTTTTAAGATCAGTGCCAGCCATAGAGGCAGCGGCACCAAAGTTAGAAAGACTCTTTTCACTCTCAGACAAAGAAGAAATGAGAGTGCCAAAATAGCTCCTATTTTTAAACAGTGAGAACAACGTCATTCCAGCACCGATTGTTCCAACACTTCCAAATGTCTTAGTTAATTTTTCCAGTAAGCCAATAACATTGGTGAGAAAATCAACCGCTGATTTTGCTGACTGCGTATCTATAAATGTTGCCCAGAAAGATTCAACGGCAGCAGACAGCTCTTCCAGATGTCCAGTCATTGACTCGGCATACTTCTCTTGATTCTTCAGTGTTGGCGAATCTTCAAGATTTGTGGCGTTTTTAACACGTTCTTCGTATAAATCCCAATTTTTCAATAAACTGTTGAGAATATTTCTCTGTCTTGTACCGGCTAACTCGTATGATAAATTAGATTGTTGTGTATCGCTTAAAGTATCCCATTTACCGGCTAAATCACCCAGAATATCATCAAGTTCCCGGAATTCTCCGCTTGAACTACGGACTTCAATCCCTACTGACCGTAAACTTGTTTCCGCTTTTGAGATATCACTTGTAAGTGTGCCAGATGTTTCTGAAGCCTTTGTAATCCTTGTAAATATTGTTTTTAAGGCGTTACCAACTTGAGAACCACTGTTTCCTGTCTGTTCAATGATTGTACCAAGCATAGAGGAATATTCCGCAAGACTTAATCCGGCATCTGCTGCCACACTACCAGACGCAGAAATACCAGCGGTAATCTGTTCAATTCCACCAGCGAAATCATACGCCATTGATTGTGATACACTTTGAATAGTGTCGGAAATCATCAATAAGTCATCTTGAGTAAGATTAAACTGATTCATGATAGACTGCAGTGTTTTTGCGGATTTTTCGCCCGTCATGCCTGTGACATTTGCCAACATGGTAGCAGTTTGTGTCTTTGTCATGATGCTTTCAATGGTTTCATTAGCATTAGCATATAACGTACTTGCTTCAAGAACAGTTTTTGCCGATGTATGCAAATCTTGCGCCATCTGTACAGCTTGAGAGCTAAAACTCTTTAATTGGTCGGTGCTGACATCCATTGTATAACTAATGTTTGTCATTGCATCGTCAAGCTGATTCACAAAGTTAAAGCCATTTTTTAGCTCTTGTAATCCATTTGCTACCAGACGATAAGCAGAAAAGTATTTAGTAACCGCACCCACTACATTATTTAAGCCATGTACATTGACATTATTCAGATTTTTATTTGTCTGGGCGATACTGTTATTGAGGCTTGTAAATTGCTTATTAACATTTGAATTAGACAGTGATTGAGAGAGATTTTTGCTAAAAGATGATCCGGCAGTTTTTCCGGCTTTCGCCATCTCTGTTTCAAGATTTTTTGTCATGGAATTAACATCGGCGGTATCAAACTGTAGTTTGTACTTTTTGCCGGTAAAGGCATTAAGTTGTGCTTCTGCCTTTGACATGTCAAGTTCGGCTATGACATGAGCTATAAAATCTGACATTTAATCACCCCTTTTTCGTCAAAGAAAAAAGAGCCTACAATTTAGGCTCTCTCTTCTCCGTCTTTATTATCTTTTTGTTTCCAATATTCTTCTACAATTGCGCCCTCATCAAGTGGCTTCTGCTCTTTCAGCGCATCCAACACTTTTTTAATATCTTCCGGGTTTACATTTTTATCAACCTCATTGACTTTTTTAATAATTGCTTCAAGAGCTGATTCAAACTTACTTTCATGAGATAATTTCTCAAGTCTGAAATTAATAACCTTTTCGGCATCCTTCACCGCACTGCCAAAAGAAAAGTAATCATTATCTTTCAGTGCATCGGCAAATTCAGCCCCTACAAGCTCCATGCACTTGTCAATGTATTCAAAAGATTCCATTTCATCTAAATCTAAATTCTTTGCTTCTTCATTTTTAGTGACTGCCATGCAATAGATTCGTAAAATATTCCCTTTTCCAAATTCTGGAATATAATCATCTTCATCAAAATGTCCGTTCACAATTGATTTAACTGTTGCTGCATATGTTCTATAATCTAAGTTCATTTTTTATTTCTCCTTTATCGTTCAAATTAAAAAGTGGGCGAAATCCAGTGATCCCACCCACAATCAAAAAGTAATTTTATCTAGTATTATATTAGTTCAAAAAATTCATTTCGGTTTTTGCTTCAATTGATTTGATAACTGCAAATGACAGGTCATTAAAGCTCGGATGATTTGAAATATAATGAACAAGAGCTTTCTTCTCACTGGACGTTATTACAAGTTCATCCAATCGTTTGTTAAATTCCTTAATATCAGTAATCATTAACAATTCATCAATAGCTTTTTTTGTTAATTGGATTGGATAATCTGTTATATTCGGCTCTTGGAAAAGAGCTTTGTGCGCTTCAAAATCACAAATTCTCAAACAAGCATGTGCGCCTTTGCCATCAACCCCACAAAAAGCAACATTCTCCGAATTGATCTGTTCCTCAATTTCCTCGTAAGTAAGCTGTCCGTGAATTTGAGTTCCGCTTATAACAAGACCTTGTTCCTTTCCACGAATGGTATAGCATGGAAAGCCAACCTCCCACGGTACAAGATTTTTGACTTTTATTCTAGTTTTTAGTTCAAATTTTTTACTCATTGCTTAATTCTCCTTTATTATTCAAAAATATCAATTAAATCGCCAATATTTGTGGAAATCTCACCTTCAAAAACGCCATCAAAATCATCATTTTCCGGCATTTCATCACCGTTCATTTCTCCGATTGTAGCAAGAAAAACGTTATCAAATTCATTGGCTGTATTCGCCTCATGATTTGCAAAAACGCCATCAAATTCATTTTCCGGGGCTTTACCCTTTTCAAATTCCAACAACATAGCTGTTGCATCTGCCGGGCGAATAGAAACGATACAATAGCCTGTATAATCGTAAATCATAGGAATACGACCTTTATCTTTGTAACCATCTCTATAGATGATTTCACCGCCATTTTCTTTTGTTCCGGCAAATTCTACGCTGCCAAATACTCTGTTTCCTTTGGCTAATTCGCTATCAATCCAATCACAAAAATTTGGATATCTGTTTTCATTGATGTAACCAATTCCGCATAAGCATCTATGTATAGCTCCGTCAATCTCTATATCTTCTATAGACCAATCTTCAAATGTACCCACCTGTACAGAATCTTCAAATACCGGCAAATCGCCCCGATAGCCAGTCAATCCATGACCATAAGGCACATCTTTGTCATCGTCCAAAAACTCCGCACACAAAGGCATACCTTTGACTGTATCGGCATTATCTCTTGTATACTGTTCAAGGTAAGTAATTCCATTTTCATTATATAAATCTTCGCTTGCATATATCTCGTGCAATGCAATTTTCAATTTTCTTCTGCCCGAAATGTCTTGACAGATTTCAAGTATTTTATTCAAATTTTCCATTTTTATTTATTTCCTCCAATTACAATCTTACCTTTGCTCACCGGCAAAGAGATGCGTTGCAGTTTTTCCTTTATAAATCCGCTCGCCCTAAATCGCACATAACAAGTAGGTGGCACGTACTCAGGCTTGCCTGTATCTTTATTGGCTCTTGTAAAGCCATCTTTGACGTATACACACCAACTACCAAGCCCCGGCAGCTTTAAACCATTGTCCTTTATTATTGCATCTTGGGCTATCTCAATCATCAAATCAACGCACAATAAGCACTTTGCATATGACCAGCCGGATCTTTTTGATAGCTCTTTTGTAAACTCTTTTTTTGTCATTATGCTCCTCCCAAGATTGCTTTTTCTTCGTCAATATTAGCCTTTAATCGCTCGTGTAATGCCCGTAAATGGCTTTTTCCATCCTTACCCGATGATTTTCCCACATCCTCGAAAATCTCTCGTCTACGGGCGTATACACGCTCTAAACAGGCATTTTCTGCTTTTCCTATATTCTCCATTACATTTCCACCTCTATGTTAATATCTCCGACAATCACACCCATATCCTCAAGGGTATTTAAAACGAAATGCATATTGTTGGCAGTATCGCAAATCATACCACGCACTTTGACACATTTAATGTATGTAACTCCTTTTAACAAATCCTTCAGCTTGTCTTTGCTGCCGGATTTAATGCCAAGAGATAAATCAAGTACAAGCTCATTTAATTCGCTTTTTCTATGTGATTTTCTGGATTCTGTCAATTTTTCATATTCATTTGTTTCTTTAACTCTTCCAAACTCATTTCTATCTTTCATTTTCTCTAATCTCTCTCCTAAATTCGTATAAATTATTCATTGTTCCTACTAATGTGTTGATATCGACTCTATATGGAATGAAACCTTCTGATGTTTTCCACATTCTTGCCAACTCTCCAATTACAATGTAGTATTCATGATCTGGTTTATCATTCATCGTATTTTCTATTGCTTGGTACAGACTATCTGCGTCTATTTCTGCATTATCACAGCCCAAATATGTTACTAATGTTTCGTTGAAAGCAACTAAAGCAGAGCAAAATAGTCTTTTTTCTTTTTCATCCAGACAATCCCACATGTTATATATCCACGAAATAAGGTCATCAAACTTATCAATCTGCCCTGGTATTAGCGGAAACAAATTGGTATCATCACCATACAATGTTAGCTCTTCAATAAATGGTTTTAAAAATCCTACTGGCAACTTTAACTCTTTTGCCAACTCCTGCATTGTCACATGGCAAGAAAACTTATAACTGCCTGTTTTGTCATCAACCATGATATGCCCCGTATCAATAGACTTCTTAACAAAAACCATCATATCTTTAAAAAGGCACATTTTTCTTACTCCGGCGATTTTTCGAGCGATAATATTCTTTTCAATATCTTTTAAGTCATCCCATTCGTCAGCTAAATCAATTATCATTTTATTCAATGTTATATCTTTCATTTTCATTTTCTCCTTCAGTTTCTTCCGTTTTAGTTTTTCTTTTACGTTTTGCTTTTGGTACAAAATACCATTTGTGCCAATTTTCACTAATTTCTATTTCATCTTTTGTTGGCTCACGCATATCTGTAAGCATCCCATTTACAATCTTAAACGATGCCACACAAGCAGTATATCCACTGGCAAATTGTGCGATATCAGGGATTGGTTGTGGCTTATACGTAAAATAATCGCCATATTCCAGCAGCAGTACATTATCTGCCGATTTCGGCATTGAACTTGTACCCGGCGGTAATACATGCATTTTTTTATACATGTTCTGCAATGCCTGGTTGATCGAATCGGCACTTATATCACCTTCATGCATAAATGGCATTATTGGCGTGAGTTTGTTATCTTTGTATTCATATATTTGATATCTCATTATTGTTTTTCTCCTATTTTGGCTACGCCACCAACCAAAAGAAAAAGGAATAAATATATAGCGTGGCGTTTTAGCTTCAAATTTTTGTATCTTGATTTTCGCCATCATATACACTTATATTCTTTTTTTCTTTGGTTGCTGATTCTGTATGAGGGCAACGCCCGAATACAAAAAACATTTGCTCAGTGCCGGAAAAATCTATGGTGGCAAAAAGCAAATGTTGTTTATAATAAATACTAAAGTATTTATTATATAAATATATATATATATATAATATTTAATAAAATACTCTATATATTATATATATAAGATTTTGTATATATTGTAATATTTATATATTGTTATATTTCTGTATTCATTTTGACTATGTCCCCCTACTTATTGATCGTAATGTTACAATCACGTACACCTGTATCGTGTGGGCGTTCGTAAAAATCATAATGCCGTGTGTCCTCCGGGTCACGTATTAAATAAAACTTATCAACAAGTTCATCAAATGCCCGATGATATGTTGATCTACTCATGCCGGTAAAATTATGTACATCAACGGCAGATAACCAAAATGTATATTTATTTTGATTTTTGGCAAAGTACAGCCACAATTTAAAGGTATTCGGCTTCAAATCTCGCATAGCTGCACTCATTGCATCATTATTGATTTTGCAATATTTATTGTCCAAGTCGCACGCTTCCTTTCCCTTTATCGTCAGGCTTCTTTGTTCCGGCGATGGATTGAATTCTTTCATGTAATCTTTCATGAATGACTCCTTTTCGGATATCATTCTTTTTCGCATCTTTTTAGTTGATATCTTTCATTTTTTTGTTATAAATCCTCAAAATCCGGTGTCCAGTCATCGACTTTAATACCCAGCTTTTCCAGAATTCCTTTGATTGTTGAAATTTCAAACAGATTTAGTGATTTGCTGTATCTCTCTTGAAGGATTTTTATTAATTTACTTTCTTCACTTTCTGTTAGCTTCAGCGTTTTCATCCTCTGCCACCTCCTGACTCAGTAATAAGTGATTAACTACCGTATTTACGTCAAGTAAAAAATCTCCTTTAAGGAACTGTTTTACCTTGATTAAGTTTGCAGTGCTAATGTTTCTTCTGCCATTTAACCATTTTCTCAGCGTGTCGTCTGGGATATGTGTGACACGACTCATATACGATACGGTTAATCCATTGTAATCAAGATATGCGTTTGCAATTTCTCGAATTGTTAAGGTTCGTTCTTTTTCTTTGTCCATATTTGTCCTCCTGTATTTTTTTACAATTAAAATGATTATTTTGTGCAATTTGTATTAAAATTTTGCTTAAAAAATAAAAAGTGGCAGCAGTTTCCCACCGCCACGAACTCGGTAAAAAGTATAGAAAAAGTGTTTTAAGCACATGTGAATAGGCAATTAATACCTACTCAAATCTATTTAAAGCACATAGAAGGGTGGGAGCAGATTACTATCTGCCCCCGATTTAAAATGAAAGAAGAAAAACAATATCTGATTTCTGTATTGTCTATCTCTTTACTATCTCCATCACTCAGCGTGATGAATGGGTAGAATTTTGGTTTAAGTACACAAGATTTGTATACTTAAATCAACATTCTACAAAAGGCGCACGTATGTTGGCAACAGGTGCGCCCCTTGATAATATTAGGCGAATAATATACTCCACCATCAAATCCGCAGTAATTACACTTTGGATTTGTTGAAAATAATAAAATAATGATGAATTATAAATAGCGAAAACAAAATACCAGTATATTTCCTTATATCCTATTTTCACATACTGTTGACATGCGTTTTTTCGAGTAAAAAATTTGCTGAAAACACCTATATAAGCCATTTTCAGCGATTTGAAATTGTAAAAAGATTCTGTTTTGAATTGTGGAATTTGAGCAAAAAAATAACATCCTACAATGTTTTCACACTGTAAGATGTCATCTATTTGCTACACTGCTTCTTTTATTTTCGCTTTTCTTTCCCGATCATATCTCTTTCTGTATTCTTTCTGGCACGCATCACATCTGCATTTCCTCCGGCTTTTTGATCCTACTGCAAATTCTTTTCCGCAATCTATGCAGATTAGTTTTTGGGTTTCCATTTTTGCGTTTCCCCGGTGCTTATAACAGTATGAGGCTGGTTTTGTTTTGCCTTGTCTGAACAATCTACCGCAAGTCTTGCATGTTCCTATTTTTCCCCCGGTAAGTCGCTCATAGTGTAAATCCAGGTGGTCATAGTCCGTAACGTAATCAATAATGTTTTCGTTGCTGATATCGGCAAATTTGATAAACCATAAACTAAGTTTGTTTTCTGTGATATCGAATAATCCGGCGTCATACAAAGTTCCCAGCGCACAAATCTTTTCTTGTTGGTCGGTGAACTTACACCCCCCGGCTCTTTGCACTTCCGTTCTATTCATGTACACATAAAACTTAGTCTCTGGTGTAATCTCGCTTGTGCTGCCAATAGTAATATTATACATCCGGCGATACTTTGCTTCTACAAGCATTACAAACAACATCCGGCGGTAATTATCATTATCAATTGTCATTATTGCATCCCATTCTGATTGTGTAATAGGTGTAGGGCGTGGCAATTTCAACTTATACTTTTTAGACCATTCCACCACTTGATCTATTACCAAAAACGCCTTGACATAGTTGAATTCTGGAACAGTTCTTTCACAAAATGCTATCAGTTCCTTTTCTATTTGGCTGTCAAGCTGCTCCATATCTTCAACTGTGACGCTATTATAATCTTTGCCCAAATCACAAATTGCTTTATATCGTAGATATTTAGCATAAATCAAAGCCGATGTTTTGGTAAAGTTGTTTACAGTGTTGCTTTCCATCTCTTTGGCTATTGCCAATTCGTCAAAAGTTTTTCTTCCATTCATTTTTTAAGGTACTCCATTCATCATTCATCATTTTTTATCTGTTTTTGTTTTGCCTATTGTTTTTGGAGTCCTTTTTGTGTACTTTTTGCCCTCCTACTTATATTATACCGCACCAATCGCCAATTTCCTTTATTTTTTTAATAAAAATATTGACTATTTATAATTTTCATGGTATTATATAATTTTATCTTGTTTTTTTCTTTTATTTTTGTGCATATTGTATATATGCCTTTTTAAGCTCGTATTTGCCATTTTAATCCACTTTATTTTTTAGTCGATAAAGTTATCACATCCACCATCAAAACCCGTTAAAAACCAAAATAAACCCCATAGAACGCATTCTACAGGGTTTAATATATGCTAATAGTCTTAAAGAGAGATGGAGTCTCTCGAATGGAATGCGAAAACTACTTTCGACATGTTGAATATATCACATATTCCAAATTTGTCAATGCATTTTGAGCGACAATTTTAATTATTTTCTGACACAACTTATCGTCACAACCAAAAAGAAAAAGTAATGCCAAAATTAACATCACAGCAACGGCAATTACAGGATATGTTGCTTTGTACTTTCTCCTTATTTTTCTTTAAACTGTATAATTGTATATCCAAATAATTTGTAATATGGAGCCGGTTTTTCATCAAATACATAATAGTTAATTGAATCAGCAACTAAGATTGCGATAAAAGAAAGAACCATCCATAATACCATAAATGGTATACAAATAATCCCATTAAAATTCAATGGAAGATTTGAGTAATCCCACATGACGGGGAGTAAGTTGGTATCAAGGAATATTGTGCCGATATTAAAAAGAGTGCCACGCAAAGTGACACTCTTAATTATTAATCTTAAATATACAGTTGTACTGTCATATCTCGCCATCTATACAACCGCCTTACATTATGAGTAATCGCATACTCTCTTGCATCGGCTTCCGTATAAACAAATTCAACGATTTTCAGGGAATTATTTATTTCCCACTTTCGCTGATCGCTGCCTGTGCAGCAGCTAATCTTGCGATTGGCACACGGAATGGTGAGCAAGAAACGTAGTCTAAGCCAATCTTGTGGCAGAATTCTACAGAACTTGGATCTCCACCGTGTTCTCCACAGATACCTACGTGAAGGTTTGGATTAACTGGTTTTCCTAATTTAATAGCTGTTTCCATTAATTTACCTACACCGATCTGGTCTAATTTAGCAAATGGATCGTTTTCAAAGATTTTTGCATCATAGTAAGCATCTAAGAA